GAAGAGAAAGGGGTCCGCCGGTTAGCTTTCCGGATCAACGCCGAAGCCTGGGCAATGGATGGCATGACGATCACAAAGCCAGACGGCAGCATTTATGACCTGGTGATCACCGGCCAGCGCATCAATGGGAAAGAGTATTCAAACATCGATGACCCCGACGCATACCGGGCGCTGCTCGACACCGCGCAGGTCGCTCTAGAAAACCACGACTTTGAGACATACCGCCGGGCCCGCCCTCTCCTTCTCGCTGCGGCTTTCAGCCGGTGCACAGCTTGCCAGGATCGCTTTGCGTTGAGAGAGGACTGCCAGTCCTGTGGCGGCCTGGGCTTTACACCCAGGCTTTAAGCTCCACACGAACATCCACCTGTGAGGGGACCAGTGACTGGGCAATGTATGAGCTACCGTTCATGATGATAAAACCCCCTGTCCCCACTGTAATAGTGAAGCCCAGTTCTGACATGTTGCTGATCTGGTGACCGTAGGACGGTGTGCCTGGGGCAAACATTGAAGATGCAAGGTAGAACACAGCGCCAGCCTGCCAGCCCTGTACGGCAACCTTTAAGGTAAGGGTCACCGAGGCAAGGGCTGGCAGCACGCCGAGGCTATGTCCAAATTCCCTAACACCGGCATTCAACAGTAGCGGTTCGGATGTCCATTTCCGGTAAGTTGGGCGTGCTTCAAGTACTGCTACACGCGACGCAATGGACGCATAGGCGGTTGCCAGGGACGCAGCTTCAGCGGAACCCAGTGGCGTGATGATCCCGAAAAGGCGGGTCATCCAGGCGCCGGTGGCGTGGGTCGGGTAGGTTTCAGAGCCAAACCGTGGAGTTCCGTTGGCCCCGTCTGTGATGATCTTGCCAATGGGGCTTTTCGGGTAGGTAACGCCCGTATCCAGGCCCGCGGCCGTGACGTTGATCGATGCAAGCGTAGCCCCTCCTGTAGAGCTGCCTGATTGCATCCAATCAAACTTGTGGCCCTGGAACTGGTCCTGCTTGATGAGTACGGATCCACTACCACCGCGCTCAAATACCGCGCCAAGCGAGCCGGCCGATATGCCGTTGCGGTCCCGCATGCGGAACTTGCCCGGGCTGGAGTTCGCCACGAAGCATGCGCGATTCGCTGGCACCGAATCCCAGAGTGCCTGAGAAACCACCGGCATGAGCCCAGCATCAAGCGCGGCCGCGAAGTCAGGATACAGGGCACGGTCCAGCTCCTGACCATCGTCGAGACCGAAGCCTTTGAACGGCTGGTCACGGTATCCCCAGGAACTCATGCCAAGTTGAATACCTGCGTCTGCGGCGCTCTTGGCTGAGGCAGCAGCTGCAGTGGCAGATCCTGCGGCCGCGTTCTTCGAAGCGTTGGCGCTGGAGGCAGAAGTGGCTGAGTTACCTGCCGAAACTCCGGCAGCGTTTGCCGCCGCGACAGCGGCTTCAGCGGCTTCCATAGCCAGGGCCGGCTGCTGCTCCAGCTGGGCCAGGGTCAGGTTGGAGGCCGCCGGCTGGCCTAGGTCGTCGAAAGCCAGAAGCTTACCCGCCCGGATCACCGAGCTCGGCAGCTCCAGATTGATATCGAGGGGGTCGGTGGGTGGAATGGTCAGCCCCCGCCCCTGACTATCGATCGTCTGTTGAACCAGCATGATCAGGCGGTCGAACGCGTCTTCGTGGATCTCCGCGAAAAACTCGCCCTGATTCCGGAAGGAGGTCAGTTGCGTGGCGACCATCACGCGAGACACCACCAGGGTGCCGTTCGGCAGAGGCACGCCGGTTGTGTCGATGGCGCCGCCATCCTCTGCCCCTGCCCCCTGGACCGTGTAGTCGCTGTTCAGCCTCAACAGCTCAATGTTCCCCGTCAGGTCCTGCCAGAACACTTTTAAATCGGAGTTCTGGAAAAACCGGAAGCGGAACGGAAAGTGGGTAGTAGCACCGTTGGGATAGAACTGTGCGCTGCTGCCAGTGGTTGAAACCGTCATTGCGGGTCCCCTTCTGCTATCAATAAAAAGCCCCGCACATGGCGGGGCTATAAGGTCCAGGCGAAAAAAAATCCGCGGTAGCGGATCGTGGTGGTGCGGCTGAATCTGGTTACCGCGCAATGCCCAGCGGATCGAGATAGCTCTGCGACGGCCGAACCAGAAACTGCTGGTCGTTCTCTTGGCGGATTCGCTGCTCGGTACGCCGGAGCGATCCGGGGTTCATGGCTTCCTGCACTGAATAGAGGAACAGGTGATCCATTGCGATACGGGTATAGAACAGGTTCAGGAATGGGGTGTTGTTCTGGGCAAGGCGTAGCGCCGAGGATGCGGCGTCATCGCCTGAGCGGACCTTTGCCCACAGATCAATAAGGTTGGAAGCCGTGCCCAGGGTGGGCCCCGCCAGAGTTTCCAGCGGTTTGTTCCCGAAGCGGCTGACTTCCCCGAACATGAAGTCGCCCATGATCCCGAATCCGCCCCCCTGGGTCATTGCAGCAACCCAGGTCTTGGGATCATCTGCAGGCCTGGGTTGGCGGCCTTTGACTGCATCCTTGGCCGACATCGACAAATAGCCGAAAGCCGTGGTCCACAGCATCAATTGGCCCATGGCCAGGCGCTCACCGTTGCCGTTACGCAAGGCTGCGATCAGATCTTTGCTGCCACGGTAGCCCTCGCCAAGCGGCGTCGGTGCATAGCCACGGCCATACAGCTCCCGGCCCAGGGTCTTTTGCATGTACGCGGCGGGGAAGCTCTTGAACTGCGTCATGAAGCGGTTGAGGTCACCCATGATCGTGCCCGGGCGGGTGCCCTGGTTCATGATCGAGCGTGTTCGGGCATCCGGCTCCAGCACTGCATAGCTGACCCGGTCGTTCACGTAGGTGCGCAGGCTACGGTCCAGACCTTCGCGCACTTCGCGAATCGCCGAGTCGGATACCTTGCGGCCTTGCCCCTCCAGGTATTCGCCGATGCGATCCGCCGGGATCGCTCCGATGCCATCAGTGGTCAGGTAATCCCGGCCGTCGGCCATGCGAGTATCCATCCCGCGCAACAGATCCCACTTGCCTGCGTCCAGATCGTACAAGCTCAGCGTCCGGCGCAACCCGGCATCCATCGAGCCCCAGGCCCTGCCTTTGTTCTGTGCCAGGTTGTGAGCCATCATCAACCCGGCGCTGGCCTTGTTCGCATCCGTCCACCAGGAAAGGCCGTTGAGCTTGAAAAAATAGTTCATGCCCCGGCTCATCTTCCCGCCCACCGAATCATCGGCCGAGAAACGCCGCATGATCTCCCCACGCATCGAGTCGGCGTAAACGCCAAAGCTCGACAGGATCTCGCGCTGCTCAAGGCTGCCCCTGCCCTTGGCCAGGCCGGCGGTCATTTCACCCAATGCTCCGAGAAAGCTTTTCCCCTGATACCGCATTTCACTGGCCGCCACCGGCAGGTCGGTAAAGCTGGACAGCAGAGCACCGCCCAACTTCGATAGCGATTGCCAGGCCCGGACGTTCGCCGCAACCCTGGCCTGGGTGGCGTTGCCTGGTATCCGCGTTGCGCCGCTGACCTCGGCGAAGCGGTTGGAGATCATCCCATCACGCGCGGTGTTGAAGTTGGCCAGCGCCGAGGTGTCGCCTGCTTTGCGGATATCTTCCTTGAGGATATCCATGGCCATATTGAGGTTCGACTCAGGGTTGGTGCCAAGGCGGCGCATGAGCGCGGTGTTTTGCCCCGACAGGTCCAGCCCCCGCAGAACTGATTCGCGCAGGTTGCCGGTGCCATAGACCTGATTATATTCGTGCCACGCCACCCCATCCTTGAAGTGCAGCACCCGCTCCTGACTCATTTTCTTGGCGATGTTGGCCGGCCCCCGGAAGCCGTTTGGCGCTGCCTCAGCGTTGAACTTCAGGTGATCGCCAGATACCAGGCCATCGAACACCCCACGAAGGAAGCGCCCAGGATCTGTAACGCCGTCAAAAGTGCGCTGGTCCAGCCTGGGCTGGATATCCTCCAGCCATTTATCGAAGCCTGCCGACCCGATTTTTTCGCTGTCGTGGCTCTGTCGTGCAATGTAGCCAGGCAACTGGCCGATATTGGCACCGGCCCGGTTGGCATCCAGGCGGGCGGCCTCCTGATATCGCTGGATGATCCGAGCAATATTGACCACCTGGTCGTTGAGCTTCGACGTGTCCAAGTTATTGCCGATGCGCCACAGGGCATCAGCGATATCGACATCGGAATCACCCCGGGCCAGGACCGCAGTCAGATCGCCGCGCTCCAATTCGTGCACCAGGCCACCGATATATGCATCACCCAAGGCCTTTTGCTCTGCGGCCACGGAAATCCGCGATCCCTGGCGCGCCAGGTTGGTGCCCACCAGCAGGGACTCAATGCCCAGGTCTGGACGATCAGCGAAGTTATTGCGCACGAAGGACACGATCTCCCCCCGTCGGCGCAGATTGATCAACGCGTTGCGGCGTTCGATCAGAGCCGCGTGCTGAGCCTGCTGCCCAAGCTCATCAGCAGCGCGGAGCGTGGCCTGCTCCATGCCCAGGGCGCCCTCGCGGGCCATGATTTCCCGCGCCCGGCCGCGCAGCAGCTCGAAAATCTCAACCAGCTCTCGGTCTTCCAGGTCGCCGGCGGCGGCCCGCACAGCATCAATGCAAGGGTTCATTGTCCGTTCCTTATGTCGCATACGGCCGCGGCGCGGTATGCCTTTGAGTATTGTTCGGCGCGGTCGGCCTGGGCCTGGGCGGCGTCGACTTCTTCACGACTGGCCGCCATGACGTCAGCACGATCCTTTTCCGGAAGCTGATCGAGCATTTCCTTAACCAGGGCTTCGTCCTCGTCGAATGCCTGCCGGGCCTGCTCCAGGTCGTTTTGGCCGGTGCCCTTTGAAGCGCCATCAACGCGCAGGCTTTCGGCCTGCCCTTCTGGGTCAACACGCCGGGAAAGCGGGCGTTTGACGTAATCCATCGCAGCACCGGCCTTTCCGGGTGCCTCCAGGTCAAACAGCGCCTGCACATCAACGTCCCGGCCGCTGACCGCCTGGGCTACAGCAGTCCGCAGCGCGCTGTCGCGCACGGTCCAGTCCGCATCGGCGGCGGTCTCGCGGGCGGTCCGAACGGCTGCACCCAGCGGCCGCTGCTGGTAGCCCTGCATAATCTGCCGCGCCCGCGCCTCAATCTGCGGTTTCAGGCGTTCCGGCACTTCCCCGCGCTCAAGCAGGCCGAGGTCGCGACGGTCGAACTCGCCGGTGCGGTTGCGCTCGAGCGAGGTATTGATTTCGGCCTGCCGGGTGCGGATCTGTTCGCGCTCCAGCGCAATTGAGTCGCGGGCCTGGCGCTCGGCCTGCTTACGGCTCACGCGCGGGCCTTGAAATTCCTTCGCCCTGTCCCGAAAAGTGGCGTCCAGGGCCATGTCACGCTGAGTCAGACCCAGGCCCTCAAGCCTCAGATCGGCAACATTGCCCACGCGCTCACCTGCCAGCGTTGGCCGGATCTCGTCGATAGCCTGGCGCTCGGCGCTGCGGTACAGCGTTGCGCTGTCCTGCTCCAGCTGGCGGGCCAGCGAGGTCCGCAGAGCCACATCCGGATCTTGGTCAAATAATCGATCGAAGTCGGCGGCGCGCAGGCTCTGGGCCTCGGGCACTTGGCGGGCCGATGCATTGAGTGAGGTTTCCACGGCAGGGGTTTCCGTCGCCATCCGCCGGCGCAGCGCGTCCGAAACGGCGCCACCGACAGAATGCAGGCCACCGCCAAGAACTCCGCCCAGGGCGATGTTGGCCAGGGAGTCGGAAAGGCCATACTCGGTCTGGTCCATGCTTGCGGCAAGAAGCGGCAACGGTTCAATGATTGCGGCCCCTACTGCGCCCTCGACTGCACCAACACCCACCCGGACGCCGGCGCGCCCTAGCGGTGACGCTGCGCGGCCGAGCATCGCCGCATACCGCGCCTCGCCGACCACTGGCACAAATGCCGATGCAATGTTGAGCGGGTCGAGTAATGACGCGGCCACGCCAGCGGCGAGCTGGGTCCCCATTGAGCCACCGCCAGCCCGGGCCATTACCTGCTGGCGCGCGGCCTGCTCCCGATGCCGCTCCACCAGGATATCAAGCGCCCCCTCACGAATTCCCTGTTCGGGAATCTTGATCTCCAGGCCCATGCCGGCGACTCGATCCCGCGCGGCCTTGGCATCGATCAGGGGCGTATCAGGCTCATTGCGGGGCGGCACCAGGATCGATTCAGTATCACCAGTCAGACGCAGGCCATCCTGTGCCTGGCCCAGCTCCTCGGTACGCATGATCGCGTTCGAGGGGTTCGTAGAGAGGGCGCTGCCGAAGGATGCATCGAACACTTCGCCCGCATCTGCGGGGATATCGAGCATCGAACGCCGGTCAAGCGCCGGCGCGTCACCTGCGTAGATGGTCAATTGTAGATCCCCATTGGTGGTGCTTTGCGGGTTGGTGGTGTTGCCAGGCCCTGCTGCTGAAGCTCCGCCCAGGTCTTGACGATTGGCTTGCCGTCTTTGCCGCGCACCCGGTAGCCGTTCAGCGTCAGCGCCAAACCGCTTTCGTCATTGGTCGGCACCCACTGGCCAGAGCTTTGAAGGGCGCCATGCAGTTGCGTGGCGTTGTCCTGGTCGGTGACGCCAGAAATGCCTGGCAGTGGCATCAGCTCATCCGGTTTGATCTGCCCCAGCGCCAAGGTGGCGCCACGGCTAACCGCGTTCGTGTCCAGCGATTTGGGCACCCGGTAGGTATCGAAGAAGTCATATTTGTCGGTGATCATGCCGCCAACAACCTTGCGCGCCGCATCCTTCGGCGTGCCGCCCTGAAGCACATAAGAGGTGGCCGTCCGGACTGCGGCCGTGTACATGGTGTTAAAGGTGCTGATGCCGCCGGCCTGCCCTTGCAAGGAGGCGGCAAAGGGCTGCATAGCTTCCTGCACCGACTGGCTGATCTCGTCCTTCTGCCCTTTCTGCAGGCCTGCCTCCAGCTCGCTATCCTTGAGCCTGGCCACCGACGCCATCCGTTCAGCAAGGTCCTTCGGTAGCTGGGTGGCAATTACCTGGGCCTCGGCCGGTAACTTCTTCCCGACCTGCTGGAGCACTGCCCCGAAGTCCTTGCCCCACAGCGCTTGCTGCTGCTCGATCAGGGTTGCGGCATTCTCGCCACCATCTACCTGACTGTTGAAGTTGGCCGCCATCTGATCAGCCGCTGCATCAGGCAACAGTTTCGGCTGGGCCACACCGAGGCGCTGCTGCTCGGCCACCGTTGCCTGGGCATAGGCCCGGTATGCCTCTGGGGTTCCAGCATCTTGAGCCGTAGCAAACGCACGCTGCACCGCGGGGCTGTACTTGGCGACATAGGCGGCCGGGTCGGCTTGCTGTTGCTTGAGCAGACCTATGCCCACGTTGCTCAGGTGCTGGTAGAGCTGGCTGTCTTCCTTGAAGCCCTCGCCCACGGTAGCCGTGCCGTACTGGCGCGCCTGCTGCTCATGCAGCGATTCGGCGTAAGCCGTTGCATCGTCCGGATTGTCGAACTTGCCCAGGTGCTTGCCAGTTTGCTGGTATGTCTTGATGGCCTGGTCATCGCTCATGATCTTGCCGTCGTCGCTGACGGTGGGAATCAAGACCTCCTGCCCGTCGAAATTGACGGAGATTGACCGGACGGTGCTGATCGAGCCGTCATCGTTTTTAACAGTCGGCCTGGCGTTCAGATCGATGTTGCCCTGCTGGAGCATGCCGACAGCCTGGTCACCGAAAAAGGCACCAGACGCACGCTTCACAGGGTTGAAGCGGTTGAGGATCTCCTGGCGTTGCTGGGGGTCGGCGGTCGCAAACTCGCGGATCGCGGGGGCCAGCGCCCGGGGCTTAAGGACCTCGCTTTCATACCGTTTGGCCGCATGCTCTGGCCCATATGCAGCAATGTAATCAGCCTTTGACGGCGTGTCGTTGAACTCCAGGCCTTGAGACCAGGCCGCCTGGGCATCCTGCACACGACTGCCCAGCTCCATCCGGTTAATGGCCTGCATCTGGCGGGCCTCAATCTGGCGCTGGCGGGCCTCGGCCTCAAGGCGGCGAAAGCCCTGGTCAATACCGTTACTCGCGCGAATCTGGTCCTCGGCCGTCATCGTTTCTTTGTAGGCGTCGAATAGGCTTTTGGCCTTCTGCGGGGAGTCCACCAGCATCCGCTGGATCACCGCCGTGGACATGCCGCTGTTGGCCTTTAGGCGCTCGTCCTGGGCCGCCTCTGGCGAAAGCCCCAGGCGCTCGGCACGACTGGCAAGCACGGAATCCACTTTGGCCCGGTACTGCTGAACCTTGCCGGGGTCCTGGTAATCCAGGGCAGCGCCCTGCATCGATGTTTCGAGCTGCCCCTTTTCTACCTGGCCATAGTAGTTCTGGCGCTCGCCGTACTCGTACCGATTCAGGTCATTCGACAGCGAGTTGCGGCGGCTGGCCACGATCTGCGCATACCGCGCGCGCTGCTGATCGTTCGTCAGGCTCTTGCCAAATTCGGCCTGGGCCTTCTCGAACTGGTCCAGGGTCTGGTTGGTGACGTCGAGCGCATTCTTGCCCTTGCGGGTAAACACACCGCTTTGCTCGTCGTACATGGCTTTCTGCTGCCACTGGGTCAGCTGGTTGTCGACGTCCATCAGCAGCGCGGTGTCGGCCTTCTCGCGCTCTTTATTGACCAGGATCTGCGCGCCCCGCTGAAAGCCCTGCAGGCTTTGAGTAATGGGCGAGTTATCAGGCGCAACACCCTGCAGGTGAATTGCACGCCCCGGCTGCTGCTCGACCTGCGCCGTTTCGTAAGTTGGAACCCGTGGCATATGCCCCCCTTAAACCAGCGCCTGGTTGTTGTTCAAGCGGCTGGTGCCGCCAGCCTGTGCAACCCGCGTACCCGCGCCCGCGCCGCCGGAACCGCCGAAACCACCACCGCCAGCAAAAGACCCGAAAGCGCTGCCCAACCCGCCCAGGATCGAACCGGTGGCTGCTGTTTTCGCGTTCTTCTTCACCTGCTTGGCGTTTTCCAGGTCTTGGTCCGCCTGCACGCGATAGCCGTATGCCTCGCGGGCTGCGTTGTTCTGGATGGTCAACGCGTCCAACTCCCCGATCATTGCGGTGTCATCCTGCAACTGGGCCGCACTGCCGCTGTTCACATCGATGCCGTTGCCCGCCTGGGCGGCCCGCTGTGTCCCAATCGCTTGCCCGGTGCGGACACGCTGCCAGTCGGCGCTGGTATCGCCGGCGAAAATGGTTTCATCCGCCGCCCGCCGCTTGAATGCGGCGTTCTGCCCGAGCATGTCGGCCTGGTAGGCACCACTATCCTGGGCACCCTTCGCCTGCATCAGGCCGCCAGCCAGGGCCATGCCTATTGGAATTGCTGCCATCCAGCACATAGTTATTCCCCGCGACTCAATGTGAATTTATGGAATTTGAACCGCCGCGCGCCGTATGGGGCGGCCGGTGAAAAGTGGAAGCCGAGCCACTTCAGCCACCGGATGGCAGCTGTATTGCGGGCGTCGACGTAGTTCAAAAGGTGGCGATGGCGGGTCAACATGCCCTGCACTTCTGGCTTGCAGACCTTGAGGAAGGCCCGGGCGTGCTGCTCGACGTGCACGGTGCTGATCAGCCAGGGCACGCCGACAGATCCAAGGACGCTGTAGACCGCATCCCCGAAGACGGCCACAACCTTGCCGCCGGCGACGATCTTCCGGGCGTTCAGGCTGCAGGTGATTGCGTCACGGAGCGCCCGCTCCATGGGCACCCCCAGGGCCTCGCTGATCTCGTCGATATCGGCCTGGCGGACGAAGGGCAGGATCTCGGCGATATCGTCCACGGACACCGGCAACACTTCAGCTTCCGCCATAGGTCACCTCTGGAATCACCGCCAGCACAGTGAGCGGCAGCGGGTCAGCCTGCCGGATGAAGATCCGGCCCTTGCCGTTCCAGTCATTGCCAATAGTCACGGCCGCCTGGCCGGTCAATAGCTCAATGGGCAGCTCGTAGTTATCGCGGCTCGGCTTGTGCTCATAGAGGTGCTGTTTATCAGCTCCCGCGAAAATGCCCCGGGAAGCCTCGACCAAGACCGTCAATGAGGTGACGGCAATCTTCTTGTCGAGCATGGTTTCCCGGGCGTCCCGGCTCTCAATATCGAGCGTTTCCATGTCCGACAGGTACGGCAGGCCCGCATGCACAATTCCGGCCGCTGACTGAAGCGTGATGCTTCCACCGCTGACGACAACCTGAGGCTGGACGTTGCCGTCTGCCAGGACAGATACCTTTTTGCCTTCCAGGTGGTCCAACCCCGACAGGACTTTGACTTGCTTGGCCCAGGTGCTGGTGGCGAAACCACGCAATTCCTCGGGGCAGATGATCAGCAGTTTCGCGGTTACCACCGTTGGGCTGACGTAGGCCACAACCTCTACACGCACGATGCTGGTCACGGGTTCGCTGTCGTACTCCTGGATCACCTTAGTGAGCGAATAGCGATTGCCCACACTGCCGGCGGAAAAAGGGGTATGCCCAGCCGCAGTGAGCGTCACAGCCTCGGGAGACTTCCACAAAACCCCGCCCGTCAACGTCATGGACTTTGCGCTGTCCTTGTTGCGCCCATCATAGGTCAGGCCTGAATCGACAAAGAACGCCTCTTCAACCGCCTCGACCTGGCGGCTGGCCATGCGCTCAATGTATCGCCGCTGAACACCGCCCACGTTTCGGCGCACCACCATGTAAAGGGCGTCCTCCTGCCCCTCTGGAATGCACGCAATGGACTCGACGAAACCGTCGGTATCGTGCCAATGCCAACCCACCAGCTGCTGCTCGGGGAGATATGTCAGCCCCAGCAACTTGCCGTCATCCCGGACATACCAGACGATGGAATCGGGGATTTTCTGATACGCCACGTTCGTGAGCGCACGCCCCCTGAACAGGTGGGCGCTGAAAATGGTTAGGTCCGTGGCCTTGAATCCATCGGCGTCGAGCGAGTAGCCAAACGACGACACGCGATTGCCGCGGGCCTGCAGGTACACCGCGCTGTTCCCAACCACCACCGGAGGGACAAGCGCGGAACCGTCATATCCCTCCTGATCGGCGCGGATGGTTTTCGCGCTCAGACCTGTATCCGCGCCGGAAAAGTTCCACTCCCCGCCCGACGTAAGCCCCAGCAGACGCTTCAGCCCCAGCAGGTGCCGCATGCGGTTCACCTCCTTGCTGGCGATGGTGAACGTGATCGCGTCGTCATCCTTGTTCGGCGTGGAAAAACCGAAGTTCTTGAACAGCCCGGTCTTACTCAGCCACACGGTTTGAGGCTTGTTGTCGCTGCCAGCAAACACCAGGCGCTGCTGGTAGTAGCCGACGGCACCAGGGTAATTGCCGGCGCCGACAAAGGGGTCATTGCCGTTCGGGGGGGTGTCTGACTTCGTGGCAGTCACGTTGCGATCGGTAAAGGTCAGCGCCGTGGCCCGGCCAATAAAGCCGTAGATGCCGGCGCCGGCGTTGTCCTTGTACACGATGTAGTAGCTGGCCCCGGCCACGGCCGGCCAGACAATCGTTGCGGCCATGGTGTCCGCAAAAACGTTGATCGGGTTGGAGGTGACCGGCAACGATTCGTCGATGGTGTTCCCATCGTCGAGAACAGCTGTGATCTGGTATCGCCAAGACTGCTGGACCCCGGAGCCGCCCAGGCTGGTCGCGGTTGCAGAGGCCGGCGCCAAAATCCTGGGCGCCAGGTTCAACTCGGCTGACGTCCAGTTGTCATGGGCAAGGCGGCTGAGTTCACGCGGCTTGTACCCTGGATGCGCGAACGTCATCACGTCAGCCGACTGTGTAAAGTTCAACGGGCCCAGGTCTGCCTGGCCATAAGGCACAACCAGCTCAAAAGGCTGCCCAGCGTTCGGACCGGAGCTGTACAGCACCTGCCCGCCGTCCTTGATGACCCGCATGTTCAGGTCGCCGAACTCCAGAATGTAGGTTTGGACGTCGTTGAATTGGAACGGGATGATTCGGCACTTCTTCGTCGAATCCTTAACCTCACAAACAAACCGTGTACCTGGGCGGTTCCGGACGCCGCCGTATGGCATCACCATGAAGTTCCGGCACAGCTTCAGGCCCGTGAAGTAGCGGGCTATGTCGGTTCGCGCGCTGGCCGACGGTGAAAGCTCACCAGCGGCAAAGGTGGGCTGCAGAACAGAAGTCATGAGCGCACCGCCACAAATTCCGACTCGGGCTCTGGATCGTCCCGGGACTCGCGGAATGCAGCGCCCTGGGCCACCGTCAGCGCCTTCTGATACTCCTGCTCACAGAAGGCCCGGTACTCAGGCTTCGAACTCGCCGGCAGCGCCAGATCCATTGCCAGGCGCCACGCCAGAGCATCGACAAATAGCGGATCGAATTGTGTGGGGTCTTCGACCTTGAAGGTGTATCGCACCGAGGCGTCGGCCTGGTCGGTATGGATCACCCTCCCGCCAGTGTCGTAGCCAACCTGAAAGGGAATCTCTGCATCGCTGTACGGAGCATTGCGCCAAGCCGGGTTAACGATCTCCCGGACCAACAGGCAGTTTGCTGGGTAGCGATATCGGAACCGCCAGCCGGGCGCCGGGCTCCCAACATCAGCCAGTGCCACATGCCCCCCAGCAAAGGGCCAGGGGAAGTCCTGCAGCACCTGCTCGCGCAACTGCGCGTAGAAGGTACGGCAGAGCTCGGCAAACTTGCTGCGCTCTGTCAGCGAGGCAATGGTTTGGGTTTGGGCAACCCGCGCCAACGCCATGTTGCAAATCTCAACGTCGCTTGGCATTTGGGAACCTCAGAAAAAGAAAAGGGCCCCGAAGGGCCCTTGAGGGTTGTTTCTATGGGTCAGGCGTCTGGCCCGTTGTCGTCGTCCGACTCTTCGCCACCGCCACCGGCACCATCCTGGCCGTTGCTGGCTGCCTCCTGCTGGCCCAGGTGTTCCGGTTTGGCGATGTCGCCACCTTCGTTCAAGCGGGCGGCTTCTGCCTCAGCCTCAGCCTTATTGCCGGTGAACGCGCCAACTACCTGGCCTGCTGCGTCCTTGACGACGAACTTGCCGGCCGCGCCTCGCGCGGCCACATAGCCGGTGTACTTCTGCACCTTGATCTCAACCGGCCCTTTACCAGCCTGCATCCAGCTGCCCAGGTGTTCCGGTTTGGCGATGCTGAAGGTTTCGCCAATCTCTTTGATGCCGCCGCCGTAGTAGCCGCGCTCTTTCGCTGTAACTTCCATGACGCCCCCTTAACCGAACTTAACGCCGCTGGCGTACTTGGTGTTGTCCTGTACGTCTTTGACCAGGCCGGCCCAGAATCGGCCGGCAGTGAGTGGGCCGGTGCCGATCAGGTAGTTCACGCGCAAGTAACGACGCACACCACGCGGAACAGCAACCTGCACAGGACGGGTACCAGCGGTCAGACTGGCCAAGGCCAACGAACCAGAATCAAACAGCGTCACCCAAGTGGCATTGTCGTCGCTGGTCTGCAACTGGATATTCGTGGTTGCAGCGCCGGCTGCGGCAGCAGCGATGAGGGTTGCAACAACCAGATAGATCGGCTCGCCGGCGCCGATATCGCGACGGGTGTTGCCGTGGGTCAGCGGGCCCAGGTCAAGAATGTCGATCGATGCCGCTGTAGCGGTAACGTCCTGTGCATCGCTGAACGTGTTCAGTTTGTCGGTGATCATGTTTTCGGTCTCCAATGAACCAGTTACCAGCAGTCTTAAACTACTGGCGCTTCGGTGTTGAGAAGGGCATCAACGGTGCGGAACGGAACACCGCGCAGGCTGGTGATGAACTCGCCGTCGTACTCTTGGATTTTGAGTTGCACGTTGGCTTTGTTCATGGCCTGGATGTCCAGGCACTCGGCGATGGTGCGGTTCATGTAGAACGCAGCACGACCCATTTTCAGGTTCGGGATGCGGTGAACAGCGCGGATCATGGACTCGACGACTTTCACAGTCGCGCCAGTGGTGTCAGCGATCAGGTCCGAGATATCGATATTGCAAATGCGAACCGCGTAACGCCAGTCACGCAAAGCAATGCCTGGTACCCACTTGTAGTGGTCGCGGTACGCGCGGAATTTCTTGCCGGTTTCGTCGTCCACGAGCTCGATACCCATGTCGTTGTGTTCAATGCCAGCTTTCGAACCTTTCGGATAAATGCCGTGAACACATTGGTCGCCCCAAACGATCAGCCAGATCGACGTATTGTCAGAACCTGTCCCCCCCATCTTGATGATGTTCTGGCCGTTCTTCGCAGTGCTGTCGCTGTAGCGCGGCGCCATGCCCAAGAACTGGGCCGGGGCAAGAGCGTCGTTGTTGTAGAACAGGCCGGTGGCCATGTCCTGGTTCATGCCTTCGATAAACGCCGAGTTTTCCGAAAGCCGGAAAGCGGCACTGTTCCCGTTCAGATTGGCCAGCGCCTCGTCGACTACGCCAAGGTTTTCCAGCATTGCGCAGGTTTCATCAATCTGGGCAGTGGTGGATTTGCCGGTGGCGATACCGCCGTTCAGTGCCCGCCAGGTGCCTTTGGGTAGGCCTGTGCGTGCGGTGGTGCGGTGACCGGTTGGCAGGTTACCTTCCAACCAAAGCATGTCAGTGAGGATTTCGTTGGTCTGGGTCAGCATCTCAACAATGCGGGCCTGCTTGTTGTCTGGATCTTGACGCTTTGCCCAGTCCGCCAAAGTGACGGCGTTGTTTGCTTTGATAGCCATGCGTTGTTACTCCGAGGGATTAAGAGTTGCTGCCGTAGAACACTTCTTCGTTCGATTTACGGCCGGTGGTGGTTTGGCTGCCTGGCATGACGAATTTGTCTTCCGAGATAGCCGCGCTGATGCGGTGGCAGAACTTGAACAGCGCCGGGTGATTGCCCAGGCCGGACTCGTTCAAAAGGTGGGAAAGGGATTCGTCACCGAAGGCCTGAATGACCTTCACAGCGCTGGCAACGCTCTGGTCGTAGTTCTCGCCGCCGAGCTGGGGATCGTTCTTGATCTCGGCCGCCCACTGCTGCCCCTGGGCAACAACAGCCGTCTGGTAGGCTTCTGCCTGCTTGGTGGCGAGCTGCGACTGCAGGTCGATGAACTTCTGGGCCTTCTCCTGGGAAACGTTCAGTTCCTTGGCCAGCCCCTTGAACGACTCGAGGATTTCGCCGTCCATTTCGAAGCCGTCCGCCAGTGTGAAGTCGGCATAGGCCTCAGGCGCTCCCTCGGGCGTCGCCTCTGCGGCCTTGGCTTTCGCTGCTGCGTCAGCTTCCTGCTGGATCTGTTCCGGGGTTCTCGTAGCGTCTGGAGCTGGCGCCGCTGCGGGTGCAGGCGGGGTCAACACAGTGCCATCCGCCGCTGGTGCTGGGGCTTCTGCTGCGGGAGCTGGGGCCGGCGCCGGAGTAACCGCACCACCGCCCTGCCCGCCATCACCTGGAATCTCGCTCATGCACACGCGGCCAAGCAGCTTCATCATCAAAAGGCTCATTCATCTGTCTCCTGGGTTTGTTCTTCAATCGGCTTAGGCGCGTTCTCGCCAGCCATGACCGCGTAAAGCGATGGGGTTAGGTCGTTCACCTGGCTCAAAAGAAAAAGGCCAACATTGCGTTGGCCTTCGTTCCAGTTGGTGATCGCGTCGGATGGTCCGAGCGAGGGCTCAAACAGCCTGCAACGGCCCATGGTTCGCCACATGAAGCGGCGCCCGCGGTGGTCGCTCATCAGCCACTTGAAGTCGGCGATGTCCTGCAGGTCCTGCTCGGTGGGTTTCTGCTCGGCCATCACATAGCCCCCGCAAGCGAGGTCAGGGCGTTATCGCCGCTGGTGTCGGTCTGGCTCAGCACCTGGGCGCCTTGGATGACGCTTCCCAACTCCTGCTGCATCTGCGCTGCTTGCTGCTGCTGGGCGCGCTGCTGGCGGATCTGAACGACCATGTCGTCAGCGCGCACCATGGTTGGGGGCACACCGATCAGTTCGAAGTACTGCCGCATGGCTTCGTCGCCGTCGAGCAGATCGAGAGGTTCCAGGCTTTGTGTGGTGGTGGCCACCGTGCCGGCGAAACCAATAGCACGCTCGATGCTGGATACACCGATAGCCTTCTGTGCCTGGGCCAGGATGCTGGTGAACTCAATACGCAGGTCCATGTTGGCCAGCTCTTTAGGTGGCGGCGGCAACAGCGGCGCACCAGGCAACATGCCGGTCCAGCGCGGAATGGACTGCTCCAGCATCTGGTTGAAGTACATGTCGACCAGCGGGTCGAGCAGGTCATCGGTCTGGCGCTCCAGCACCGGGCCGAGCATCAGCAGCTTTTCTTCCTTGCGGGTGGCGATTTCGTACGCGGTGCGAACGCTGTCCATTTGGCTGATCATCAGGAACAGGTCGACAAAGAACGCGGTGTCAATGATCGAACTGTCAGCAGCAATCTCGCCACGCAGCTGGCCCAGCCACGCAGGCTGGACCTCGTACAACGGCGCAAACTTGGCGCCCACCTGCATGTCATTCAGATAAGTGATGCTGCCCGGCAGGATGGATGCGCGCTGATTCTTGAGGCTGATCGGGGCCCCCATTGGCGGGCGCACACCTTTTTCCAGCAGTTCGGCTTTGCGGCGCTCCATCAGTTGGATGGCCTTGGTGGTGCCGATGCACATCGAACCCGGGCCAGTACCATAAACGTCTTCGCCCAGCACATCCCAACGCGGCGCCATGACCGGGAATACCTTGAAGCCCGATTCGCGCAGCATCGAGTCTTTATCGCCTCCCTTCTCCCAGTAAACAGAGCGGAACGGCATATTGGTGTTGTCTTTGCGCCCCTTCTCACGGGTGTCGTTGGGCTCGATGCCGTGACAGATATCAATCCACGCGTCGGGTTTGTTTCTGAGCAGGTTCTTGGACGCGGTGTCCATCTTGTCCTCGCCGAACTGCTGCTCCATCTGGCGGGCGGTCATTCGGAAGTCGCGGTAAAGCGTGTCCACCTGGTTGCGGCTGTTGTTGGCAAGCATGTAGCTGCCGATGGCCAGCGGGTAAGAACGCAGCAAGTCGCCGTCATCCGGCATAACGACCATAGGCGCAGTACCAAAAATGCCCTCTTCGCTGTAGCGGTTGGGCAGCACGCTGTACAGGTTGCCCCTGGCCATGACTTCGCGCATGGCTTTCTCCGCTGCGAACAGCCAGGCCTTGACCGGAGCGAACTCCATCAGGCTTGGGTCTGGGGTGCCGAACTTGACCCATGGCGCCGCAGGGTTGGTCATGCCGGTGTGCATCCCGGCACCCAGCGTGCGGGCCGCGAAAGAGGCCTGCGGGTTGATGATCTTTTGGTCGCGGCGTTTACCGTCGTTGGTGTCGGTGTTGTGCCAGCGCCCAGAGCGCGGGCTGATGAAGTCACCCAGCTCTTTCCACTCGGATAGCCAGTTGCTGTCGCGCTCGCTCTTGAGAGCGGTGTAGCGCTTCTCGCAGCGTTCGCGCAGGGAGTCAGCCAACTTACACCCCCAGCAGGGTTTTCTGGCTGGTGCTGGCATTGCCAAGCAGCCCGGCGGACCCCGTCAGAATGGTGGAGTTCTGGCCGGACTGAGCAAGCCGGCGCCGGCGCTCAGCCTCGACAGTTGCTTGCACCGAGTCACTGCTGGTGGTGGGCGCGACGGTGCTGCCAGTCGACTCCGCAATTGCTGCTGCGGCTTTGGGCTCGTCCTGGATCAGATCCAGCGAGGTCGGCAGGCCGGCCTTTTTGAAAAGGTCCAGCGGGTCGCTGATTTTGTGGATCGGCTTAATGATCTTCTTGAGGGCGCTTCCGCACATGTTCATGCCTCCTGGGCGTATGGGTCGTAGTCGGATTCCAGTTCGCTGCCCGGACCGCCTCCGGTGTTGGTGTATTGGCTTTTCATCACCGGCATTGCGTAGGTCAGGGCCAGCGCGTCGGCGTCATCCGGAGAGATCCCGAGGCGTTTTTTGATATCGGCCTTCTTCTCCAGCTGGATCTGGTCGCTGCCGTTGTGCGTGTACTCCGGCGACGTCAGCTCGGCCTCAAGTTCCGTCGACACATCCAGTGCCAGGCCGGCGCGGATGCCCTCGCGCATCTGCCACCACATGTAGGTGCGCATGTTCGCGTAATGCCGATCAGGGGCTGCGCTGGCGAAGTTGACATCGATGATCACCACGCCAGGCATCAGGCGTCGCAATTGGTCAGCGACCGGGCCGCCAACCCCTGTTGAGTCAACAAACACTGCATCCGGCCGGTGCTCCTGCACCACCGTGCAAACCTTGGCGATGAACAACGTGGTGTTCCTGGTTTCGCTGCCGGGAATCTTTATCGTCGGGATCGACTTGGAGTCGAGGCCACGCCGGAACCTGATCACGTTGCTGTCGGCGCCGCCCCGGGCAATGTCGATGCCGCAGACCAGCGCATCGTCCATGCCATAGACGGCTTCGCGCCGCATCGCCTCGGCGACCCAGTCAGTCGGGATAAGCTGCAAGTCGGAAGCCCTCGGGAACATGCCGCGTACACGGATGCGGAAAAAGTCGCTGTCCTCGCCGTAGTCTTCCAACCACTTGGCGATCTGCGTTTTGTTGGTGCCGTCGACCGTGCGGCTGTCGACCTGGCGGTGCGTCCAGCGGTGACCGTACTTTGTGAAACACTCCCGGAAACGCCCGGTCGTCTTGGTCGGGTTGCCGAAGGCCGTCCAGATGATTTCCGTGCCCTCGTCCGTTAGAGCACCTTCGGCAACCTCCCAAACCAGATCTGCGATGGCCGACGCTTCGTCGAACACCAGCAGGATGCGTTTGCCCTCGTTGTGAAGGCCGGCGAATGCCTCGGTGTTGGTCTCCGACCAAGGCACGGCGTCCACTCGCCAGTTCTTTTCGTGCTCTGGGTCGGTGCTGATCAGCGCGGTGGCTGTGAGCCGGAACCAATGGCTGGTGATGGAAAGCCGGTTCCACTTGGCCACCTCTGGCCAGGTCTTGGTCCGTAGCTGGGTCTCGGTGTTGGCCGTGACCACGCCACGGGTGTCGACCGCAGTGTCGAGTGCCCACTTAATGATCCAGGACACAAGCGCCGACTTGCCGATGCCGTGGCCGCTGGCCACCGCTTCGTGGATGATCTCGCCCAGGTCCTTGGCCCCGGCCCTGATCTTCTTGCCGATGGAATCCAGAACCTCGATCTGCCACTGCCTGGGGCCGGTCTTGTTCGCCAGCTCGGTGCCCGGCTCCCCCCAGGGGAAGACGTACCAGACGTAGCCCAGCGGATCATCGGCAAACGAGAGGATGGTCTCGACCAGTTCCTGCTCAGGGTCGATTTTTGCTGGTGCGTTCACGAGCTTTGGCCATCCGCTGGGAAAGGGTGAGGCTGACGTCGACCACCACCTGGTCACGGAAGGCGTTCACATTCACGTGCTTGCCCAGCAGTTCAAGGTTTTTGACCTTGTCCGGCCATTTGATCTTTTTCATCAGGCCGACCAGGTCGCGCTCCTTGCCAGCCCCCGCGAACATTTCAGCAATGTCGAAGCCCGACAGGGACTGGCGCCATACCTTGGGCCACCTGGACAGGGGCTTGATCGACATGTCGTCTTCGAGAATGTCCAGCAAATCCATCTGGTCAATCTCGGTGAGCCGGTCCAGCACGTAATCGGCGTCAACCTGCGTGCGCTGGTTGCGAGCCTCCATAGCCACGCGCACGGCGGCCAGGATCTCGGGGTTCTGCATGTTCTGCCAGGCCTGGTCCTTTGCGCCCTTTTGGCTGTATCCGGCCCGAATAGCTGCCTGCGTAGCGTTCAGGTCCACCAGGTACTCGGCGACAAAACGCTGCTGCTTTGCGGTCAGGGCCATAGGGGTTCACTGTCCTTAGGCTGGGTCGATCGGCTCAGCCGGTTGTTCTGTGGTGGGTTCAGGCACTGCGGGGACAGCTGGAGCCGCGGGCTCTTCTGGCGCCGGCAACTCCTGAATCCAGAGGTAACGGGAGAACGCCGAGGTGACACGCTCGCCGGTGTAGAAGCGCACCCCGTCCCCGACAAGCGCCATTCGCTCTGCGGTGATATCGATGACTTCCTCGAAAGAGCGGACTTTGAATTTTTGCTGGGCCATGTTCAGTTTCCCTTGAGGCAAAAGCGGCTGATGTAGTCCTGCAGGCCGGTCAAGGCCCTGATGGCGTCGTCGCCGTCGTTGGCGGTGGCGACAATTCGTTGAGCAGACGCTGGGTCAAGTTCGGCGCGCGCTTCTGCATCATCCAGGCCGGTGGTGCCGGCGGCGGTTCGCACAGAGGGGCAACGGGCTGGGACTGACAGCCGGCGCTGGCCAGAAGCGACAGCAGCACGAAGGTCGGCATTGGTCTGGTTCGCACGTTCGCGCTCCTGGGTGTGTTCGGTGTCGAGCTGGGCCAGCAGGCGCTGGGTCTCGCGGCGGGAAGCGGCTGCGGCCTCAAGCTGAGCGTTGCGCTCTGTTGCAGCTGTGAGCGCAACGGCCTGGGCCTGGATGCGTTGCCATCCGCCGTAGATCAGGAACAGGCAGGCCACCAGGGCGGCTATCAGATACCGGATCATGGTGGCCACCGGTCAGGCAATCACTTGCCAGTCATCGGCAAGCATGTCGGTCTGCGAGGCGAGCCAAGGAACCAACATGCCGTCGGCGGTGTACATGGCAATGAATGGCGAGTAACCCTGCCAGCCAACAGGCATGGTGTTTTCGACGCCCTCAATGCTTCCACACCAAGAGCTTTTCACGCCTACCAACGACAGCCACATGCCCTTGCCATTCCAGCCAGCGCGCGCTACGCGCTTGTTCAGCTTCAATGCCTCAATGGCAAGGCCGAAGCTCATCCCAGTAGTTGCGCGATAGGCATTGTCGAACTGCGCCTTGGGGGACCAACTGATGTACCCAGGGTGGCCTGGATGGTTGGGTGCGCCGCCGTCCGTGTACTCGACCAGGTAGCCGTCATCGGTGCCATTGGTCTTGGGGTCGATATCCCGGTCGATGTAAGTCAGGAATGCGGCGCGGGTCATTGCCTGCGCAAGAACAATCTTCGTGCCGATGTAGTGCTGGGTCATTTCGGCTGCTCCAGCTTCGCCCGTACCAAGCAATCCTTTGCCTCAAGCAGCTTGCGCAGCCCGGCCGACTTTTCGGCACCATCAGGCAGTGCCTGGTCCATCAGTCGAGCCAGCTCGCCGATAGGCTTGCTGACCTCCTGCAGATTCGGTGGAAGGTGGGCGAACTCGAAGTACTTCATGATCGGGGACATAGCGTTGCCTCGCTGGCTGGGGTTGGAATTGGTTACTGGACGGATAAGCACTTGGCGTTGCGCTCAAGCTGGCGGGTCCAGACGCCCGGGCACCGTTTGTTGCCTGGGGCCGAACAGTCGTAGCCGGCGGCGAATCGGTACAGCAGCAGCGCCTCGCAGGCGCCGACGTAGTTGCCTTCCAGCAGGTAGCGACGCGGGGAACCCTTGCGCCAGGTGCCCATGCCGTACTGGCCGACAAAGTCCATGTAGAGATCGAACTCTTCCTGGTAGAGCTTCACGCCTGGCAGGCTGGCGGCGAATTCCTTCTCGGCCTGGCTGTTCAGGTTGCGGGCCAGGACCTCGGCCCGGGGCCGGGTGATGGTATCGCCCATGCGGACTGGTGCACCGTCTTCGTAGCGAGTGGAGCCGTAGCCCAGGGTCGGCACGTCGCCTTTCGTGGGGATCACAGCGTGGTCGGTGAATCCCTCGTTGGCCTTCCAGGCGCCGAAGCCGGCCAGGCTCATGGTCAACCCGACCACGGCTATGCGGTTGCGTACCTGGCTCATCGCTGGCACTGATCGCGCAGGGCCTGGATGCGCGCCTGGCTCTCGGCGTTTTCCCGGCGATCACGGCGGATCTGGAAGTACGTGCTGATGATCAGGCCCAGGACCGCGACCACGACGCCAGACATACCAATCCAATTGACCTGGGACAGCCAGCCGGCAAAGCCTGCCGCGCCGCCGACAATCATCCCCTTGTTGGCAACGGAGACACCCACCGCCTCGATAATCCCTTCTGGCGCCGGGTTTGCCATTTGTGAACTCCTGACTGGGGCTTTCATGTGGGCCTCCAGGAACGAAAAAGCCCCGCACGATGGCGAGGCTCAGGATTGAATTTTGGACAACAAAAAACCCGCTCTAGGCGGGTTTCTGGGAGTTGGGCGTAACTTTGCAACGTGGTGAAAATGTACCGGAACACTCATCATTTGGTCAAGCGGGAGAAATTACCGGCGCAGATCACTCAAAAACAGCAGCTTGAACTCACCAGGTGGCAACTCTGGATCGATCACTACGGTGATTCCATCGAACACCATTGGACCAGCCCGACGCGGAACTGGGTCAACACGGGGTTCAATTGCTTCCAACACCTCGGCCCATCCTTCCTCGCTCGCCAGCAACTGAGCTGGCAGATCGGGTAACCGCTCCTTGCTCTGGCTCCGAATCATTTCCTGCAGCTCTTCCAGTTTGCTCATGATCACCTCCTGACTGTGCTGCTCGATACTACGCCACCCGTTTCGATACGTCACCGGCGCGCTGGCGCTGGTTCCAGTACTCGGCGACCCGGTCCAAGTAGATCAGGTGGCGGCCTGGATTCTCGACCACATCGCTGCCCCATTCGGCCCGGTAGGCTTCGCCGTAGACCTGCATGCGGCTCAGCCAACGCCGCAGCTGCGGGGTGTCCATCGCGGTCAGGCGCTCACGCAGCGCAAGCACGGATTCCTCACGGCGCGCCGCGTAGCGTACAGATCGATCCTCGGCGACGTGCTCGCGGTCGTGGACCTCCCAGCGGCACAGGCTGCCCCCGACACGCGCCGTCATCCGCACAATCACCGCAGCAACTGGCTTCAACGCCTTCGCGTCGAGCTGGTCCACGGTGCTGGCGATTGCCGCCCAGATCGCTGCCCAGTCCCTGGCCCAGTTCGCAACGCTGACCTTCGTGCCGTACCAGTCGCGGACGAACTCGCTGACCCGCCCGGGGCCCCAGGCTTCGCGCCCATTGACCGCGGCCTGGTGGCTCTTGATCGCGGCCAGGGCCATCCAGTAGGCAACCTCGCGGCGTTTGGCCGTGCAATCGTCCAGCTCGACCGTCAGCCACACCAGGGCGTGCGCCACGTTGATGTCCTGGCCGTTGGCTACAGGCGAGTACAGCGCGTGCCCCAAGTGCTGCAGGGGCTTGGGCAGCGTGCCGATTGCCGACTGCACCAGCCCAGCGGCCAGCATGTGGGCGCACCGGCCGTTGCTGTCGCGCATCGACGGCATGGTCTCGCCGATCACCCTGCCCCGCTTGCCCAGTTTTACTTTTTCGGCGGCAGCGGCAAGTACCGAGTCTCGGCTTTCGTGCAACGCTTCCCGCCAGGCCTGCCGTGCGCTGATAAGTTTCATGAATCTCCCCTTGGTGCGTAGTTTTGCGTAGTTCTGTATTTCACTGGCATAGCGGCACGATGCGGACGTGAACCCCCGGGATATCGCCCCAGCGCCGTCTAAACGATCCATCCGTGACCTGCACGTCATCCTTGAAAACAACGCCGTTGAGAGCGTCACAGACGGCTTTGAGGACGTTGTCCGCATCTGGCTTTTTCGTGCACGGGATCTCGCCCGCCAGTGCCTGGGCCTTCCACTTCTTCGACTTGGATTTAGGCACGCCGTGGACGATGCGCAGTTCGATCATCACCGGGCCCTCGATCAAGGCGCGGCCCTGCATGACGTCCTGGGCGGCGAGAGCTACCAAGCCTTCGTAGGCCACGGTTTTGGCCGGTGTGTACATGCGGGCGAAGTTGCCGACCTTGCCGATGCGCGCCCTGCCCTTGCCTTGGGGCTCGCCTGGCACGACGAATGACACGGGCTTGAGGTCAGACATGCTTGTCTCTCCGGATGCCGAGCTTGGCCAGCAGCATGGCGCGGCAGGCGTTGGGGTCTTTGGGGATTTCGAGGACGTCGACGATGCGGTCGGCTTCCTGGCGGGAGTGCTCAAGCTGGACCTGCTCACGCGGCCGCATGCTGTCGTGGCTCAGGCCCTTGGCAATGCGCCCTTCCAGCGGCTGCCCGGTCTGTGCGCGGCGCATGACAATCGCGTAATTGCGTTCGAAGCGCTGGCGCAAGGCTTTGTCCCCGTTCTCGGCGCCGTGCAGGTCGAACGTGCTGGTGGCTTCTGCTGCGATGCGAACGGCAGGATGGCTGTACTGGCCTGACCGGGCTTCGTCCCAGGCCTGGGCCTCGGTTGGCAGTCCCTTGACCTGCTGGCACAGCGACAGAAACACGTTCGCCGGCGGTGGCCAGTCGAATTCGGCGGCGCGCTCAATCAGCGCATGCAGGCCATTGGCGAGCTGTGCGCCCGTGACACCCGAAAGGACCCTGGCCCAGGTGTGTTCCGGATCTGCTATCACGCCAAAGCTGGACGTCCAGCGGTGGCCGTAGAACTCAGCCATCTTGACCCACAGCTGATCCATCAGACGCTGAGGCAGCATCTCGCTCGGCGATTGCGGCTCGGACACGGTCTGGAGCAGAGAGGGGGCGCGGTTTTGGAGATCGTTGGTAGCCACCTTGGGAACTACCGCCCTGATGGTTTTGGGTATTTCGCGGTAATCCAGAGTCTTGCCCATTGGTGTTTCTCCCAGCGGCTTGTGCGTTGCGAAGATCGCGTTTCATGGCCATAGCAAGCGCGTGCTCCCACTTGGCGTGGGTGCGGTGCTCGTCGGGGGATGCGATCCAAAATGATTTAAATTCGAGAAGCTGGTCGGCGTGGAGCGTCTGCCCCGCCATTGCGTTCATGGTCAGCACGGCGGTAAAGGACTTCTCACAGGGAAGCCAGTCTTTGGTCATGCAGAACTTGGTGCGGGAATCGGAAATTCCGCTCGCGTAAAGAAGTGGAGGTGGAGGTGTATCTAATCTCCTCTCCTCTTCTCTGTCGTGACTTCCCGTGACCTCGCGTGACTCGCTGTGACTCTCTGGTGTTTCCTGGGCTGTTCTCTGGCGTTCGCGCTGATCCCTTTTGCGCTGGGCCGCTGATTTGGCGCCGCTTTCAGGGCTCCCGACGTCTTCGCGCTTGGGCTGCCGCTTGCTCCAGCCAGTGACGTAGTCGCCATCCAAAACACGGCCCTGCATGGCTTCTAAAACTGACTCGACTTGTTCGTCTGTCACGTCCAAAGCTGACGCAATGTCCTCTTTCGTGACTGTCACGTGACCGCGTGTGACATTGCGTGACGCATCAACGAGCAGGTGCACATACATGGCCTGAACCAGGGAAATTGGCTGTGCCGATACGCGGGCGATGGTTCGCCATTTGGGGTCGTTGGGCATGTCGTGCCAGAGCCTGAGCCAATCCATGATCAGTCCCACCCCAAAGGGCCAGGCCGCTTCTTCTCGGCCTTGAGCCCCAGCTCTGCCAGGGTTTCAAGCGAGCGCAAATAGTCTGCGTTCGTGACGATGGCTGATTGCGGAACCATCTGGAGCTCAAGAACCGCCAGCGCCTTACAGAAGCGCTCGATGATTCCCTCTTTTTTCCAGTTGGAAATAGCCGACTCGCTCAAGTCGACTGAAGTCGCCAGGTTCTTCTGGCCCACCGACAAAAGTCGGGTCAAGAACAGGGCTTCGAACTCGCGTGCTCTTGAGGCCTGGTCGGAGCTTAATTTGTCCGTGCTCATGATCAGGCCGCCGCGCTAGCCCAAGGGAAACCAGGGCAAAGGCTTTCGCGTTTGATCTGACCTTGGGTAAGGGTTTCGATCTGGACGGCCCGAGCCGCTGGAATTGGACGCTCCCCCGAACACCACTGGCTGACAGTGGGCGGCTTTACGTCAAGCAGGCGTGCCATTTCGGCCTGGCTGCCAATGAGTTTGGCCGCTGCAAGAGCTGCCTCTGCTGGTTTCATGGGGATTTTCTCCGTGACTGACGGAGCAAAAATAAGGCATTGGCTAATTTTGTACAAGTCATTGCCTACTCAAACTAGCGAAAGGCTTAATTAGGCAATGCTTACAGGTAAAGAATTAGGCGCCGCCATCGAGTCCGCTCGCCGCGCCAAGAACGTTTCAAAAGTGGAGCTCGCCAAACGATTTGGCGTGAAGCCTCCGTCTGTCCAGGGATGGGTTAAAGAGGGGCGAATCGATAAGGGAAAGCTGATGCAGCTGATCGATTACTTTTCTGACTCGGTGCCCATGGAACATTGGGGACTCGGGGGCTGGATGGCCGATAACTCTGCGCTCATTGCGAACGCTGATCAGCATGCGCCATCGGTCCTAACGATCAGGCATTTGGACGTTTCCGCATCCATGGGCCCGGGGAAACATCCCCCGGAACACTTCGACACCGTCAGAAGCATCACCATCCACCTGGACTGGCTTCGTGGCCAGGGCCTCAACTATTCGAGTATTGAGAACCTGGCAATCATCACCGGCGACGGAGATAGCATGGCTGGCACCTTCAGCAATGGTGACTCGCTGCTGGTGGACCGGGGTATCACAGAGATTCGCACCGATGCCATCTATGTGTTCACCATGGACGGAGACCTGTTTATCAAGCGCCTACAGCGCATGACGGACGGTGCGCTACGGATGATTTCAGACAACCCTATCTACCCACCGATCATGATCGAGGGTGAGCGCTTGGAACGCGTGCACATTCAAGCCCGCGTACTTTCTGCATGGAACGTAAGGAAGTTTTGATGCTATTAGGCTCAATTGTTGTTATTGGTTTGTTCTTCTCCATCCTGCTTGGTGCCTCTCAGAAGCTTGGCCATTCTGGCTCGATAGGACTTCTATTTGGTGCCCTGTCACTCCCTGCGGGAATTTCTTTACTCTGGCGATCAAGCTACATTTTCGGTTGGTGGACCATCGCCATTTTTCTAGGAATTTCCTTTGCTGTTGGGCCAATTGTGCAGGCCGCCCGCAGGTCTGAAGAAGGCCTAAAGACCTTGATATTGACTCAGCCTCTGATGGGAATCATCGGTGTTGGTTGCGCAGCAGGTTGTTGGTTCATCAAATAACCGTCCAAATATCAGGATGAGTCCGACTTAGCACCGGTTTCTTTCAAGTACACCCCGCCCGCCCTTCGCGGGCTTTTTTTCGTCCACAGAAAATAAATTAGGCATTAGCTATTGCCATAAATTAGGCATTGGCTTATTTTTGCCTCACTGCCAGACACAACCGGCAGCGAAACCCGGCGAAAGCCAGCGCTCTTTAGTTCCACCGCATCACCACTGCCGGATCACCACCGGCCCAGATTCAAAGGCAAGCGATGGACCGGCCTCAACGGTCCAGAGGGATGGCAACTGTCCCAGGGTGCGCAGCGCAAAGCCCCGAATCAGTTTTCCAGCGGACAGGGTCGCGGCTGGAGGAACAACACGACGGAGGCCGGCGAGTACGTAGCCAGTAGCTGATCACCGGCCAGCAACATCCGAAATTTTCACTGATGCACCTGGTTACCCGGGTGCATTGGGAAAACAACCGGAGCAACAGCCATGAACAAGCAAGCACTCGTACAGAAAGCCCGGTCCGCGAACCGGGACATCATTACCCACGTCCGCGCCCGCCGCTTCTGGGCCGCCGACCTGGCAGCCGACACCCGCGACGCCTGCATGGCTGAAGCGCGCCGCGCCTAAAACCTGCCGCCCTGGAGGCGACCATGGAACACGAAATAGTTGTTGAGGGGTTTGTTCTCCAGGTGGAGGTGACCCATTGCGAGAACACGCCGGCGAGCCCGGGCAGTTGGCAAAGCGATTGGGATTGCCTGGGCAGCCGGGAGCTGGAATTCAAAGTGCTCTCCGGAATCTGCTACGACGGCGACGGGGTGCGTATGGACGTGCCGAAGTGGCAACTGCCAGTGGTGGCCCACCAGTACGGCCTGCAGATCGAACTGGCGCTGTGGGTCGAGATTGACGCCCACACCCGCCGGCAACGGTGGGCAGCATGAGCCGGGAGTATCAGCGCTCCATCGAAATGGTGGAGCAAGAGCTGGAGCGCATCGCCAAGTCGAGCTACCCGGACACGGACCTGTGCGAAGGCATGATCCAGGCGAACCTGGCCCACGGGTTCATCAGCCAGGCCGAATCGGTCGAGCTGACACAGCGAGTTGTCGACGCGGTGTCGGCCCGGCGCCAGGTACTGCACCGGCAGAGCGCAGCCAGCCGGATGGCAGAGTTTCAACAGCAATACGGACGGACGCCATGACGATCATCTGCAGAACACAGCAACAACTGAAAGAAGCCCTGCACAAGCGGGGCTTTTTTTTGGTCACCGATCTGCCTCGCCCGCTGCGCATCGAAATCCGCCGCGGCATGTTGATAGCGAGGATGCGGTGACCGCCCGCCAGCGCTCCCGGCGCCGCGCCATCCGCTGGGCGTCGGCCATAACCGGCCTGGCCTTCGTCCTAATCGTTCTTCTCGGCCCCGCAATTGGCGGCCTGATCACTCAATAGGTAACCACCATGCCGATCGATCCTCGGGCAAACGCCCCCGAGCGTATTGCTGCACCTGCGCCGCTGCCTCACGTCAGCCGCCGGGCACTCAAACGCGTGAAAAACCCGCTGCCCGCCCCCGACTTCTGCCGCTACTGCGCTGGCCAGGTCGAACTGGTCAACAACAGCGCCATCTACGGCAGGGAGTTCGGCGACTGGCCGTATGCCTACCGCTGTGAGGACTGCAAGTCCTACGTTGGCCTGCATCCAAACACAGATATTCCGCTGGGCACGCTGGCAACGGCCCAACTGCGCAAAGACCGAAACCTGAGCAAAGACATGTTCCACAAGCTCAAGGATCAGCGCGGGTTTAGCCGGTCGCAGGCCTATCAGTGGCTGGCCGGAAAGATGGGCATCGAAGTAGGCGTCTGCCATTTCGGTTGGTTCGACCAGGACGAATGCGCGCTGGCCATGGGGCATTGCGTCGACGACCTGACGGCCAGCACCAGCATGGCCAAGGCCTTTTCCAAGGCAAGGCGGCAAGCATGAACCCACCTATCAAGGTGCGGGCGTCCTCCTGGGGCTCGCTGTTCAACTGCGGCTATGCCTGGGAATACACGCACATCCTCGGGCACCGGTCACCCAGCAGCCCCCGGGCCCAGCTGGGAACAGCCATTCACGCCAGCACCGCCGCATTCGACGCCGCGCGGATCAACGGCAGCGACCTGTCGGCCTTCGACACTGCCGAGCTGCTGCTGCACACGCTGCACAATCCTGACTACGACGTCGACTGGCGCGGTTCCGATATCACCCTGGCCCAGGCCGAAGCCACTGGCCTGCAGCTGCACACGCGGTACTGCAACGAGATCAGCCCCCGCTATGAGTTCCAGGCCGTGGAGCTGACCACCAAGCCGCTAGAGATCGATTGCGGCGGTGGCGTGATCATCCAGTTGACGGGCCAGCTCGACCGGGCGCGGATCTGCAAGACAGGGGCCGGGGTGGGCATCGCCGACGTAAAGACCGGCGGCGCAGCAGTCAGCCAGGGCGTGGCGAAGACCAAGGGCCATGCCCCACAGATCGGCACCTACGAAATCCTTTACGAGCACACCACCGGCGAGCCCATCACCGCCCCGGCCCACATCATCGGGCTGAAGACGAAGGGCAAGCCCGAAACCGGCGTCGGCGAAATCATCGGCGCCAAGCAAATGATGGTCGGCACTGAGGAATTCCCCGGGCTGATCCAGATCGGCGCCGAAATGCTGCGCTCCGGCCTGTTCCCCCCAAACCCCCAAAGCTTCACCTGCTCGGCGAAGTACTGCCCGCGCTGGTCCACCTGCCCCTATCACGAATAACGAGGTTCACCATGACTCAGCCCACCACCCTGGCGCAGATGCAGACCAGCGCTGTCGCTCCCCCAAAAAATGACTCTCCAATGTCGCTGCTGACAGGCTCCGGCTTTGATCAGCTGCAGCGGGTCGCCAAGGCGCTGTGCGCGTCGACCCTGGTGCCGGCTCAGTACCGCGCGTTCACTGAGGTGAAATCGTACGGCAAGGTGACCGGGCACACGCCCAATCCTGCCGGCCTACCGAACTGCGTTGTGGCGCTGAATATGGCCATGCGCATGGGCGCCGATCCCCTGATGGTGATGCAGAACCTCTATGTAATCGAGGGGCGCCCGAGCTGGTCCAGCCAGTTCATCATCGCCGCAATCAACAGCTGCGGCCGTTTCAGCCCTTTGCGATTTGATATCAGCGAACCCGGCGCAGAACAGGTGGTGGAATACAAGGCTGTGGTCTGGAAGAACGACAAAAAGACCGAAGAACAGCGCAAAACCACCATCAACCACCGCACCTGCCGTGCCTGGGTCATCGAGAAGGAAACTGGCGACCGCTTGGATGGACCAACCGTGTCCATGCAGATGGCCATCGATGAGGGCTGGCTTACGAAGAACGGCAGCAAGTGGCAAACCATGCCGGAAATCATGCTGCGTTACCGGGCCGCCAGCTTGTTCGGCCGACTCTACGCCCCCGAACTGCTGATGGGCCTACAAACCCAGGAAGAGGTCCACGACTTCATCGATGCCACTCCGGACGGCGCCGGGAACTACACAGTGGACGTCAACGACCTGCGCAATAAGGACCCCGAGCCGCCGGCGATCATCACTGACGATGACGACCAGGGCGACGCACCAAATGAGGCACAAATCGTTACAGAGACTGCTGCCTCTGCAACGGAACAGCCCGAAACCGCAACGAAAACCGCTGAAACCATAACTCCCGCCAATACCGACGACCTGCTGGTGGAGTAACCGGCATGGCCTCTCAATCAGTCTTGGATATCTACGACAGCATTGAGGAATTCGCCGCGATCCTGGTCTCCGCTGAGCTGCACGCCAGCGGCGGCTGGGAACTGGAATTCGTCGAGAGCATCCGCGCCGGCTTCAAACGCTACGGCGCCCACACAAACCTGAGCCCGACTCAGCAATCGAAGCTTGAGCGCATCGCCAAGCACTGAGGGTCACCCATGAAACCTGAACACAAAGCAATCATTGATCGCGCCAAGCTATTGGATATACCGCCGTCCTACCTGGCGCACGAACTGTTGGTGCATGACCTGGTCAACGCTGGCATGTTCGAACTGAAAAACCTTCACTCGCCATACGGCAAGCTGAACGAAGGCCAGCAGCAAGAGGTCATCGATCGCCTGACCGAGGCTGCAACCAAAGCCGCGCACAACGCTATCGCCATCATCAGCTCGCGCAACGTTGAAACCATCGAAGTGGAAATGGTAGACGCAAAGTTCAAGAAGAAAGCCATCACTATCACAGCCAGTATCGACGTCAACGCGCCGGATGCCGTAGCCCTGGCCAAGGTTCCAGGCAAGATGTGCCTCTTGGTGCTCGCCCCTACCGACTATGACGAAGGCCTGGACTTCATCCAGCCAGATCGCGACCAGCGCGACCTGCCGCTGCACAGCAGCGAACTTACCGGCAGCCTGTTCCAGACCGTCGCGATCCCGGATGAGCCGGACGGCGAAGAACAACGACTGGGCACCGCCGAAGAACTGGCCGAGCGCACAGCGAACAACCGCCCGGTTTCCGACTTTGCCGAAGTCGGCAAAGAGTTCGGCGACTTCACCTATGACGACGCGGCACAACTGATCGTCCTCAAGGCTGCCGAGGGCTTCGGCATCGACTGGATGCAAAGCCGCCTGGCCATCAGCAGCGACCAGGCCACCACCCTGCTGCTGCGCCTGATTGATAACGAAGTGGTCGAGATGGTCACCGAGGGCGAAACCTCGACCGAAAACACCTACAAGGTCATCACGACCCTGGAAGGCCTCGGCCCAAACCTGAGTGTGGAGTAAGCCATGCGTATCGAATCAATCTACGTTGAAAACTTCCAGGGGCTGCGCAGCGCCAACCTGGACCTGACCACGGCGCCCATCACCATGGTTTGCGGGCTGAACGGCGCCGGCAAGTCCAGCCTGAAAGAGGCCATTGGCCTGGCCCTGGGCGAGTCTGCACGGATCGCCCACAAAAAGGATTACGGCCAGCTGATCACCGAGGGCGAGAAGAAAGCCCAGATCATCATCGGGCATGACGGCGTGGCCAGCAGCATCACGCTGCCCAAGGGCACGCTTGAGCGGAACGACATTGATGGCCAGGACTACCTGCCGTACGTGTTGAACCCCGAGGCCTTCGGCAAGCTGGACGACAAAGCGCGCCGCTCATTGCTGTTCGCGCTGACCAAGTCCAGCGGCAAGCCCCAAGTGGTGGTGGAAAAGCTGATCGCCCGCGGAGCCGACGCGGCCAAGGTCGAGAAGATCAAGCCCCTGCTGTTGCGAGGCTTCACAGCGGCAATGGACGAAGCCAAAACCTACACCAGCGAAAGCCGTGGAGCCTGGAAGGCCATCACCGGCGAGGCCTACGGTAGCGAAAAGGCCGAAGGCTGGATCGTCATCATCGACCCGCTGCCCGAGGACACGCCCGAAGTTACTCGGGACGACCTGGCCCAGGCGCAGGCAGATCTTGCCGCCACTGCCGCCGAAATCGAGAAAGGCAACCAGCACCTGGGCGGTCTGAACGCTAAGCGCCAGGCGACCGCCAGTGCAGCCAAGCGAAAAACAGAGCTGGCCGAAGCCTTCGCCCTACTGCCACGGGCCCAGGGCAAACTCGAAACCACCAACAAGGAACTGGAGCTGTGGCGCGGCAAGGTCAGCGAGGCCGAGATTAAGGTCCGGGCCTTCACCGGTGGCGAGAGCTCATGCGATTGCCCGAGCTGCGGCGTCAAGTTGAAGGTCGTGGGCAGCGCCGTTGAGCTGTTCAAGGGCAAGACTGCCGAGACCAAAAAGCTGGCCGAGGCCCAGCAGGAACTCAAGACCGCCAACGAGTCGTACAACCTGATGGCGCGCACACAGGTGAACGACACCACCGCAGTGCAAAAGGCAGAGCAGGCTGGCCGCGACCTGGACGCGTTAAACGCCACAGCGGGCGAGGACGTCACCGACGCCATGGTCGAGCGTGTCGAGAACGCATTGCTGGTTCAACGCAATATGCGGGACAGCGCCAAGGCCAAGGCCGAAATGATGGCCGAACGACTGGACCTGATCGCCGGCGCCCACAAGCGCGGCACCGAAGCAGCCAAGCATCATGAGGACGTGAAGGCCTGGACATTGATCGCCAACGCCCTGGCGCCGGACGGCATTCCTGGCGAGATTCTGGCCGGAGCGTTGGAGCCCATCAACACCAGCTTGGCAACGCTGTCGGCTACAGCCGGCTGGCCGAAGGTGGCTATCAGCACCGACATGGCGATTACTGCCAATGGCCGCCTGTATGCGCTGCTGTCGGAGTCGGAGCGCTGGCGCTGTGATGCGTTAATCGCCCTGACCATCGCCTTGGCGTCCGGCCTGAACCTGGTGCTTATGGATCGTTTCGACGTTCTGTTGCCGGCGGTACGTGCCCAACTGCTGGGCATGCTGCGGAACCTGAGCAAGTCCCAAGGTGTGCAGGCAATTATCTGCGGGTCGCTCAAAGAAAAACCCACCAAGCTGCCCGCCGACTTCCAGGTGGTTTGGATCGAGAACGGCACGGCCGGCGGCGACGTCCAGTTGCAGAAAGCCGGCTAACCCAAACCCACGCACCAACACAGGCGCCCCCGGGCGCCTTCTTTTCGCCTGGAGAAAACCTATGTCCGAATTGATCTGTGTATTCGATACCGAAACAACCGGCTTCCCCAACTGGAAGATCCCAAGCGACGACCCGTCGCAACCCCACCTCGTTGATATTTGCGCCCTGCTCTACACCCCCCAGGGCGAACTGGTCGACTCGTTCGAAGCGATGATCCGCCCTGATGGCTGGGAGATCCCCAACGAAGTAGCTGTGATCCACGGCATCACCACGGAAATGGCGCTCGAACAGGGAATCCCTGAAGTCGAGGCCCTTGGTGGCTTCCTGCGGATTTACATGCAGGCCGGTTTACGCGTCGCTCACAACTGCTCTTTCGATGACCGGATCATGCGGATTGCCATCATGCGGCACATCGGCAAGCAAGCCGCCGACGCCTTCAAGGCAGAGCCCAGCTACTGCACTGCCGCCAAGTCGAAGCCCATCTGCCAGTTGCCCCCCACCGAGAAGATGAAGGCGACCAACTTCAAAAACTCGTTCAAGACTCCGACCGTGTCCGAGGCCCTTCTGCACTTCACCGGAGAAGAGCTGGTTGGCGGCCACCGCGCGCGGCCCGATGCCGAGGCCTGCGCCCGGGTCTACTTCGCCATTAACCCGCCCGCTAAGGTGGCTTGATCTTCTGGCAACATTAGATCAATACGAACATAGGGATTTTCAGCAGGGATGCTATAGAGAAATTCCTCTCTAACACGCTTCGCATCTGAACGAATGTAACTAATAGCGCAAACTCCAATTAACTCTTTACCCGGCCAATCGAAGTTAAACACTAAATCCTGAGTACTGTTATTTCTTGCTATTGGAACAACAAACTGTTCGTTACCGCCGATAGGTGGCTCAAAGACTATCAAAACATCCGAGACTTCTTTCCCGGAGTTTATTAATCTCGTGACTGACCTCACTGGCCCACCGATAGTGCCGCCACCTCTAGACGCTGATTCAAATCTAAAAGCGGGCGATATCGAACGTTCAAATTCACGCTGTTGGAACTCAAGCGCAGCACGTTGTGATTCGATTTGTTGGACCGCCGCATTAGCCATGATGGTCTGTTGCTCAACTGATTGCTTGAGTTCATCCGCCTGCATACGCAGCGCTTCGGAACTTAGCTTCAATTCTCGCCCCTGCTGCCTGTAACCAAGCACTAACCATAAGAAAGCAATAGGCCCGAATACCCCCGCCAAAAAATCACCGATGGAATTTAGCGCTAGGTCCGGAAGACTTTCACGTTTCATATAAACAAGAACTACAACACCAACAAGATACGCGACTGTAACCACGCTGCCGGCAACCTCATCTTTCAACTTCATAAATCGCTCCCTCGAATGTTCCAGAGATCTTAATTGGTCAGGTCCTCCGTTGCGAGCAATTCGCCACCCCCCGAATAAGGATTCCGCCGCATGATGCTCAAGCGAACACTCAAACACTTTCACTTCTGCTGCGGCCTCGGCGGCGGCGCCAAGGGTTTCAATCGGGCCAAGCCCATCGTTGGCAACGTCCAAGGTGAATGGCAGTGCATCGGCGGCGTCGACATTGACCCGGCCGGCCTGGCCGACTTCGAACGGTTGAGCGGAGTAAAGGGCACCCTGCTGGACCTGTTCACCCGCGATCAGTACATCCGCTTCCACGGTAAAGAGCCCCCACCAGGTTGGCGCGAGGCCACCGTCGACGACATTCGGCGCGCGGCAAACTACCAGCGGCCGGACGCGGTGTTTATTTCCAGTCCCTGCAAAGGTGCCTCGGGCCTGCTGTCCGAGAAAATGAGCCTAACGCCAAAGTACCAGGCCCTAAACGAGCTGACGTTGCGCTGCATCTGGCTGTTCGGCGAAGCCTGGAAGGACGATCCCGTCCCGCTGCTGGTGTTCGAAAACGTGCCACGCCTGGCAACCCGTGGCCGGCACCTGCTGGACCAGATCAACAAGCTGCTGAGCTACTACGAGTACGCGGTGGCTGAAACCACCCACGACTGCGGCGTCATCGGCGGCCTGGCCCAGAGCCGCAAGCGGTTTCTGCTGGTGGCCCGCCACATCGAGAAGGTGCCGCCCTTCCTGTACGAGCCGGAGAAAAAAACCCTCAAGTCCGTCGGTTCGATCCTGGGCCGCATGCCGCTCGCCGGCGACGTCGAAGCCGCGGGCCCCATGCATCGGGTGCCAGCGCTCCAATGGAAAACATGGGTTCGCCTCGCCCTGGTGCAAGCTGGCAAGGACTGGCGCAGCCTCAATGACCTGGCCATCGAGGATGGCTATCTGCGTGACCTGGTGATCGTTCCCGAATACCGCGCCGGATACCTCGGCGTGCGCGACTGGCACGACACGACAGGCACGGTCGCTGGTCGCAGCAACCCCACCAACGGTGCGTTCTCGGTTGCAGACCCACGGGCCAAGGCCGGCGCCCTGCAGTACCAGCAATACGGGGTTCGCAAGTGGGAAGAAACCAGCGGTGCGGTGATCGGCGTGAAGTCGCCGGGCCAGGGAACGTTCAGCGTTGCTGACCCGCGGCCGACCGGCATCCGACACAACAATGTGTACCGCGTCTGCAATATGGACGGCCCGGCCGGCACCGTTACCGGCGGCCAGTCGCCCAGCGCAGGCGGCCAATGCATCGCCGACCCGCGCCGCGCCGGCAAGGGCTTCGGCAAGTACCTGGTCTCTCCCTGGAAGCAACCGGCGGGAACCGTCATTGCGGGCAGCACCACCGGCCAGGGCGCTTTTGCTGTTCAAGATCCTCGCTACGTCAATTGGCATCCCGGAGCAAGCACCAGAAAGCTAGGCGTCTGTCCTTGGGACAAGACAGCCGGCACTGTTACCGGCTCGCAGCAAGTGGCAAGCGGCGCACTGTCCATTGCCGATCCACGCCCGGGCATGAAACGGGAGAAGGGAGACGCCTACCTCTCCGGCGGCCATTACGGGGTTATCGACTGGAATGGCCAGGCCGGGGCAGTTTCAGCGAGCGCCCGCCAGGACAACGGCCGATGGTCAGTCGCTGACCCACGGATGCCAGAGCCCAGCGACCGCCTTACCTGCGTCATCGAAAGCCTCGACGGAACCTGGCACCGGCCTTTCACCACGCTGGAGCTGGCCGCCCTGCAAAGCCTGGTCGAGCCGGAAGAACTGTTCGAACTGGACGGCCTGAGTGATCAGGCGTGGCGCGAACGAATCGGCAATGCCGTACCCCCGGCCGCCGCCGAAGCTATCGCCCACGTGATGGGCACCACCCTATTGCTGGCCGCCGCCGGCGAGACATTCATGCTCAGCAGCATGCCTATCTGGGTTCAACCCGTGGCTGTAGGCCTGAGCGTTTCTCAGCAAAACAACCAATAGCCCCCGAGGTACACCATGAACCCAACAGCAATGCGGGCGCTTGACCGTGCCCGCAAGGCGCCCACGCCTGCGTCAAAGCTTCTTCCGCCGATCCTGGCCAACCCGCCGCTGCCCGCCCTGGTCATCACCGGCCCCATCAACCGCGTCATGGAACTGGAGGGCAAGCGCTACGCGCTGGAGTTCGTCCAGGGTCTGGGGCCATCCATACGCCGCGAGCCAACGCGGACCAAGGCCATTGCCGACCTGACCCGGTACGCCCTGGCCCAGCCGTCCAGCGTCGCCAGCGGCGTGAAGATCGTCATTGATTTGTTGAAGGGGGCGGCATGAAAGAGCGTCCGATTTTGTTCAAAGGTCCGCTGGTGCGGGCAATCCTGGAAGGCCGGAAGACGGTCACGCGGCGGGCGCTCAAAATGCCGCATGCCCTCTGGGAGACCTCTGCCACTGGCGAGCTGGTGCCCATTCCTGCCAATTGCCCATACGGCAAACCCGGCGACCGCCTGTGGGTGCGCGAGACTTGGTACTGCGATCACTTCGAAGTAATGCGCGGGCCCTACTTCAAGCCTGATGACCTGGACATCGGTGAAGCGCTCGACGACGGGACGCTGGTCTACGCCGCCGACGGGCTGACCCCGTACGAGCAGGAGCAGCCAGCTTGGAAGCCCAGCATCCACATGCCGCGCTGGGCCTGCCGCATCCTGCTGGAGGTCACCGCCGTACGAGTCGAGCGGTTGCAGGACATCAGCGCGGCCCAGGCCCTGGCTGAAGGAGTTCGGTCCGCTAACGATGGCTTCTTCGAGGTTGATAAAAATGTCTGCCTCGGCGCAGATCCTCGGGAAAGCTTCGAGATGCTTTGGCGGTCAACGGGCGGAAACTGGGACGCCAACCCCTGGGTCTGGGTCGTCGATTTCAAGCGGGTGACGTCATGAGCAAGCCAATACCTCTTGAAACCCGCGTCATCACCGCCCTGGCCAACCATGAACGCCTGCTGCAACAGGTTGGCCAGATGAAAAAGCAGATCGGCGCGCACCTGGCTGAATGCCCGGTAATGAAGAAGGCAGGTGACTGGACGCTAAGCGCCGAACAAACCAAAGACCTGTACGACGAAAAGATGCTGGTTAAAACCCACCTGTGGGAAGCCTTCAACGAGACGGTCGAAAGCGACTACGGCAATCAAGTCCTTATGGGGTACGAGGATCAGGAAATACACCTGACCGAAGAAGACACCGGCTGTGAGCACTGCTACGCCGCCTGGCGGGTGATTCAAGAACGCCGGGATGTACGCCAGGAACTGGGCCGGGCTCGCCGCGCCCTGCGCATGCTGGGTAAGTCGGCGCTGAAGGTGGTGCCATGACCGCCCTACGCCGCAAGACAAAGATCCGCGGGCGGCCCATGAAGCCGATCGATCTCAACTTCACGTGCGACCAGTGCAACAAGCAGCGGGCCCACGGCAACCACGACAAATGCAGCAGAGCGCGCCAGCTGGCCATGGCCGAGCTGGGCGCGCGGGAGAAACAGTGATGAGCCATTCCAAAGAAGAACTGGATGCCGTCCTGCACTGGCGGGGCAAACACACCAAGGCAATCAGGGAGCGTGACGCTCTGGAGTTACGGCGCCGGGCAGAGTTCGACAACAGCCAAGCGGCCGAACGGCGGGTGGATGTGTTGGAGGGGCTGCTGTTCAGCCTGCCTGAAGACTTGAAAGCCCTGTCGGGCTGCGAGAACACAGCAGGGGTATACGCCTGCATCGACTACATCGAGCAGTGCATTGCAGGACTTAAGCAGGTTACCGCCGAGGGCGCGAGCCATGACTAACCAAACTATTGACGGCGTGCCGGGTCTGCGTGATCTGCTGGAGCGCATCAGAGAAAAGCTCAGCCAAACCGACTACACATGGATTGTTGGGGATCCCGAGGATGAGCTGCGCGCCCTTCTCGCCAAGCCTGCTGTTCCTGTCGATGATCAGCCAGCCAGCGACCACCAGTTCTACACCGCGCAACTGCAAGCCCGTGCCGCAAAGGTTCTGGGCCTGGATACGGAAAACACCAGCTGGTTTGAAGTGGTTGGCGAAATGGAGAAAGCCGCCCAGCACCAGGGCGAGCCAGTATGCAAGCGCTGCGGCGACTCAGGCGTAATTGACGACAAGGACCAGGACGAATTGCCCAGCGGCCACTACGTCGAGAAAGGCCTTGTCAGCTGTCCGGAGTGCGAAGAGTCAGGCGCGCCGGGCCATCGCCCCCACGCTCTGGCCTCATCCCTACGGGAAGCAATGGAAAACGCAGCAGCGAGAGGGAACCCTTGCCAGCTGATTGTCGGCGCCACCCATGTCGCCGTCACCTATCGCGGGATCAAGTGGGTTCATACCCGAATCTCCGCTGGCAACCAGCAGCACGCGCTCGCTATCGAAGAGTTCGACGAGACTGTGGCCAGCGCCCTGGGGGGCAGGCCATGATCGCCCTCGCCTACATGCTCTACCTGATCTACACGGGGCCAAGGCCATGAGCGCCGCGGCGAAGGTTCTCGACCCCTGCAGCGCCAGCCGCATGATGTGGTTCGACAAGCAAGACCAGCGGGCCCTGTTCGGCGATATCCGCGATGAGGAACACCTGCTGTGTGATGGTCGGGTGCTGCGGGTCGAGCCGGACGTTCTGATGGACTTCCGGCAACTGCCCTTCGCCGATGGTGCCTTCCGCCTGGTCGTGTTTGACCCGCCACACCTGACCCGGGCCGGCGTCGATAGCTGGATGCGGGCGAAGTACGGAATGCTCACCAGCGACTGGCGCGAGGATATCCGTCAAGGCTTCGCAGAGTGCTTCCGAGTGCTGGAGCCGGAAGGAATCTTGATCTTCAAGTGGAACGAAACCCAGGTGCTGGTGAGCGAACTGCTGGCACTAACCAACGAAAAGCCCCTGTTTGGCCACAAGTCCGGCAAGCGGGAAAAAACGCACTGGATCACGTTCATGAAGCGCTAGAGCTCGCCCAGCCCCTAGAGCAGTCAGCGGGGTGGCCAGGACATAGGCCGGGCGAGCCACGCAACCATCCCACGGCGCAACGCCGGCGGCGATAAGACAAACCTGAAACAACCCACTCAATAATCTGAACAGCCTGCCGCCGATGGCGGGCGAGGAATCCCTATGCAAACTCCAATGCACAGCCCACAAGCACGGGGCGGCGAAGTCGTTGAATTCATTCGCCTGCCCGAGGTAATCAGCCTGGTGGGTCTCAAGACCACCACTATCTACAAGATGGCCAACGAGGGAACGTTCCCCAAGCAGGTCAAACTGGGCACCAGGTCCGTCGCATGGATCAAGGCCGAGGTTCTTCTATGGAACCAGCAACAAGCGGCCGCAGCTCGCGGTCAGGTAACCAGCCCATCCAAGTAGTCGGCCCACTCCTGCATCATCACCCGGCGCTGCTCGACGTACTCGGCATGGTTGTATGCGCCCCGGACCTTGTTTTCGCCAACGTGCGAAAGCTGCGCCTCGATCCAGTCCTCGTTATATCCCTTCTCATTTAAGGCTGTAGATATCGTGCCGCGTATACCGTGGCCTGTCAGCCTTGCCTCGTAGCCCATCTTCCTGATGGCGTTGTTGACTGTGTTCTCACTCATCATTTTGCTGGGGTCATTGCGACCCGTGAACAGCAGGCGGCAGTGGCCTGTCATCGACTTAAGCTCACGCACCAACTCTACCGCTTGCCGCGAAAGCGGCACCAGGTAGGGCGGTATCACATCCCCCTCCGTTCTAACCCTACTCCTCAACTGCTTGACGCCTTCGGGCGGAACACTCCAAAGAGCTGCGTCCAGGTCGAATTGACCTGGCGCGGCCGCCCTCAATTCTCCCGTGCGCACGCCGGTCAGCAGCAACAACCGAATGGCATGCTTCGTAAACAGCGATCCGCCGAAGGTGCTCAGCTTAAACAGGAACTCCCTCAGCTCATCGTCCCCGCGCAGAATTGGGTTGTGCTTAACGGGCGGCTGCACAGCGGCAACGATTTCCAGGTCGGTTGCTGGGTTCGACTCAAGCAGTCCCTCGGCGATGGCATAGCTGAATATCTGGCGCAACCAGGTGCGGCACTTCTCGGCGACGTGCAGGGCGCCCCGCGCTTCCACCCGGCGTACTGCCGCTAGTACATCGGAACGCCTGATCTCGGTAATCGGGATCTTGCCCAGGGACGGAATCAAGTCCTTGTCCAGGTAAAGGCGGGACTGCACCGACTCGCCCTTGACCGCCACCGTCAGCCGCGGGGCCTTGAATGCGTGCCAGCGCTCTGCCACAGCTTCGAAAGTGTTGTTCGCGTTTATCCCGGCTTCGTGCTTTTCCTGCCGGCGATCAACACGCGGATCAATTCCTTTGGCAACAAGGCTGCGAGCCTCATCCCGAAGTGCACGCGCATCGCGCAGGGAAATCTCGGGGTAAGTGCCGAGCGAGATACGCGGCTGCTTTCCGTGCCAACTAAAACGGAAGTGCCACGACTTGGTCCCACCAGGTGCCACGAACAGTGACAGGCCATCGGTGTCGTTGACGCTATAGCTCTTTTCTTTGGGTTTGGATTGCCGGACGGCGGTATCTGTCAGAGGCATCAGTACATCCAGTACAGGTCGAATTCGATATGTACTAGCGAATGTACTAGATAAGTACGGAAGGTGGCGAAAGATGGCGAAGCTTGGCGCAATAAAAAAGCCGCTCTAGGCGGCTTGTTTATTGATGTTCGCGAAAGTCAGCGGGACTTAGCGAAACCTGATTTGGTGCGGACGAAGAGACTCGAACTCTTACACCTTGCGGCGCTGGAACCTAAATCCAGTGTGTCTACCAATTCCACCACGTCCGCGTATCAAGCCTTTTAAAGCAAAGGCGCCAGACTATTAATCTGGCGCCTTTTCGAAATATGGGGTGGACGATGGGGATCGAACCCACGACAACAGGAGTCACAATCCTGTGCTCTACCAACTGAGCTACGCCCACCATATTGCGTCGTTGCGTTACTTGTGCCAAAGCTGCCTAATGGCGCACCCGGCAGGACTCGAACCTGCGACCATCCGCTTAGAAGGCGGATGCTCTATCCAGCTGAGCTACGGGCGCCTTGTTAATCTGTATTCTTTAACGATTACAAACTAAGTGCTTTCAGTCGTTATGAGCTAAGCATCAACTCTGCCCGACCTTCTTAACCAGTGCTAGGCTGTGCCCGACAAGTGCGACGAATGTTATAGGTGGTCGCCAAGGCCGTCAACTCTTTTTTGAAAAAAATTCATTTAATTAAAGGGGTTAGGGGAATTTGCTGACCAAGCGCCTTTGCCCTCACGTCCCGGCATGCGAGAATACGTTCTCTTTTTCTCTCCCTCTCGATGGTTAATCACGCGTCATGACTGCACAACTAATCGACGGCAAAGCGATCGCCGCTAGCCTGCGCCAGCAGATCGCCAAACGTGTCGCCGAGCGTCGCCAGCAAGGCCTGCGTACTCCCGGCCTCGCGGTGATTCTGGTCGGCAGCGACCCAGCGTCTCAGGTTTATGTCTCGCACAAGCGTAAAGACTGTGAAGAGGTCGGCTTTCTTTCCCAAGCCTATGACCTGCCCTCCAACACCACTCAAGACGATCTGACCAACCTGATCGATCGCCTTAATGATGACCCGAACATTGATGGTGTTCTGCTGCAATTGCCTTTGCCTGAACACCTCGATGCTTCCAAATTGCTGGAACGCATTCGCCCTGATAAAGACGTGGATGGTTTCCATCCTTATAACGTCGGTCGCCTGGCACAACGCATTCCACTGCTGCGCCCCTGCACCCCCAAAGGCATCATGACCCTGCTGGAAAGCACCGGGGTCGATCTTTACGGCCTGGATGCAGTGGTGGTCGGCGCCTCGAATATTGTCGGGCGCCCGATGGCCATGGAGCTGTTGCTCGCTGGCTGCACCGTGACCGTCACCCATCGATTCACCAAGGACCTGGCTGGCCATGTTGGCCGCGCCGACCTGGTGGTGGTCGCCGCCGGCAAGCCGGGACTGGTCAAAGGTGAGTGGATCAAGCCGGGCGCCATCGTTATCGACGTCGGCATCAACCGCCAAGGCGACGGTAAGCTGGTGGGCGACGTGGTCTACGACACCGCCCTGCCCCGCGCCGGCTGGATTACACCCGTACCGGGTGGTGTTGGGCCGATGACCCGCGCCTGCTTGCTGGAGAATACGTTGTACGCGGCGGAAACCCTGCACAGCTAAACCCAGGAAGCGCATCCGCTCCAGAAGCAAAGAACCCCGCCATTGGCGGGGTTCTTTGTTTATAGCGTATGCCGCACTAGCTACGTTCGGCCAGCGCCGCGCTGACTTGGGCGCGATACGCGACTTTCTGCAGGCGTTTTTCCAGATCGAGCATCACCACCCGATCACTGCGCCCGCTTTCCAACTCATCGGCCAGGGTTTGGGCAAGGTGGCGAAGGTCATGAATGATGACAATGCGCTCATCACTCACATCGTGTTTGTGAGATTCGAACAGACGATGTAGAAAATCCTCGATAGTGCGCTGACAACGATGACGATCAGAGGCCCGCAAGTGCGCAAGGTTGGCAGCAACACGTCCCAGCAGTTCCAGCAACTCCACAGTGAAATAGTGCAGGCGTCGGCCATACCCCACATTGCGCTCACACAGTTGAGCCCGTTGTTCAGCAAATTCCTGCCGCCGTTGAATGGCGGGAACGGCAATTGCCACCATCAAACCAACTATTAACCCGACTGCCTGGATCCAGCCATACCAGTCAGCCGACTTGGGAAAAAACGCGAACGCGAGCAACAGCACTGCCACCATTCCCGCCCACACCACCATGGGCAGATACTCTTTGCTGATAACGCTTTTCGGCATCGCCCGACTCCCATTTATTCCAGGGTGATATGCAGCAAAAAAAAGCGATGCTAATCCCAGCCCGGGTGACACACCATGCTTATTAGGTACCCACCCGGATACTAAAGCGCCATCACTTGGCAAAAATCTGTTTTTTCTTGATTTCTAGGTGGTGTTGTCCGCCACCGGAAGAACCCTCGACCGCTCTTGAGCCCTGCAGACCAGGCCAAGACAAGGGCTTCAATCTCCCGTGCCTTTGCCTCCAGGTCCTGACTCAATGATGGCGCGCTCATGGTTAGGCCACCGACTTAGAGACCTGCGCCTCTGCGCATAGCTTCAATGACTTCACCCGCGTCATAGCCAATACCTGCCCTCTCCTGGAGCGATGGATAGTTGGCTGGGTAGTCCCGCTTGCTTGGCAATTGCTGCCAGGGAGTAGCCCCAACCGGCAAGGTCCGCGAGCATTTCCAGAATAGGGATATTGCCCATCAATCCGTTTGTGCATTGATTTATGATGCGCACGCGGATTGAACGCTGCAAAGGCGGCAT